GGGCTCTGCTGCTGGATCTCGTACGCCTTCGTCCACGCGTCCCACCAGCGCCACGCGTTGCCCTCGATCGTCAGCTTCGCCGCCGCCTCCCGACCCCGACCCGCGACCTCCTCACGGAGTGTCTGGCTCTGGAGGAGGTTGCGCCCGTGCTGGTACCACTGCTTAGGATCCTTCGCGAGGAGGCCGACACCCAGTGCGTGTAGCCGCCGGTACTCCGCACGGGGCGACCCGATGCAGGGCACTCCGACCCCGGCGTACTCCAGCATCTTGAGCCAGGACTTCGCCTCGTTGAAGCGGGTGTCCGCCAGCGGTGCGATACCCACCTCGAGGGTGGACAGTCCGTGAGCCCAGTTCTGGATCTCGACCGGGCCCGTCGACAGCGGCTCGTCGTTGAGCATGAATGCCTTCCGCACACCACGCGGCGGGCCGACGACCTTGAACCTGTACCCGTAGTTCACCAGCCGCGCCATCGCGGGCCCGACCACCTGTGGATCGTCTGGGTGGCTGTGGATCCCGCCGCCCCAGCCGATCACCCCGGAGCTCGGGTTGTGTGGGATCTTGAGGAACACCTCGGGGATGCAGTTGTACAGGACCTCACCGCGCCCGTGCTTCGCGTACCGCGACTGCAGCGCGGGCGATGACGTGGTGACGTACGTCGCGGCCTCCGTCACGCGCAGCGCGTTGAGGAAGTTGTACTCCGGCTGACTCCCTCCCGGCACGAGCGCGGCGAAGGCCGGGTTGCTCGGATGAATCGCCGACATGTCGTCATCGACGTCGCACACCACCGCAATGCCGTTCTGACGGAGGATGTTGATGCCGCCGATCATCTTCGACGACGTCACACGTTGGAAGACCATGACGTCGGCGTCCGACGGTGCGGTGATCTGCACGAGGTTGCCATCGTCGTCCATGCCGCCGCTGATCTTCATGCTATTCGGATGAACGATGCGGACGTCCTTGCCCAACCTCTGAAGCTCACGCGCCGGCCAGGTCAAGCGGTAGTAGCCACACCCGCTGAGGTCGCCCGGGTAGACGTAGACCCTCACCGCGGCGGTGCCAGTGGCTGGGTGTTGATCCGGGTCGGATCGGTCTCAACGAGAGCGGGTTCGGGGTCCTTCGCGTTCGGTGTCGCCCAGACAGCGGCCGCCGCTCCGGCCGCCGCCAGTACCGCCAGGACGATGCCGATTGCGAGTGCCAGCGCGGAGGGGTGGTCGTTGAGTGCGGCGGTAGCCGTCACCGACACCAGTCCCGCGGCCAGCGCGGACGCACCTGCGACGATGGCCTTTGCGATCTTGTCTGCGCTCACTGTGCGTCTCCCTGTCCGGCACGGCCCGAGGTGTTCTGACCGTGGTGATACCAGTTCCACGTTCGCTGCACTACGTGATGGATCTTCCCAAGCTCGTTGCACTTGAGCGTGAAGATCCAATCCTCCCCGGCCCTGTGGCCGTCCGGGAAGGTCGTCTCGTCTGTGACGTCCCAAAACCCCACCTCCTTGGCGAGGTCCGTGCGGACGAGGATCGTCATCGTCGTCTGGCGTGGGTTGGCCGGATCCCACGGCTCGGTGAAGTGCGTGGGCGGGAACACCGGATCGAAGTCGAGCTTCGTCCGGAAGCGCCAGAGGTGGAACCACGAGTACACGTAGTCCGCACCCGTCTCCTCGGCCGCCGCGGCCAACACCTCGAGGTGGTTCGGCAGGAACTCATCGTCGGAGTCGAGGAACGCGGTCCACGGCTGCGTGATGCCGTCGAGCGCCTGCTGCCGCGTGAACGGTGCACCGCGTCGCTCGAGGTCGATCGCCACGTTGACCTGTGCGGGTCGCAGGTGCTGGCGCATCGCCGATCCGAGTGCGCGATGAAGCATCCCGTTCGTGATGCGCTCGGGGTGGGTCGGTGTGGCGACGCCGATCTTAAGCAAAGAACTTACTCCTCGCGGTCCAGATCTGATACGTGTACGTCCACGCGGCCTTCGTGAGGGCCTCGAACTTCTGGTCCTCGGAGAAACCCGACTGGGCGAGGATCGTCGCCACGTCCCACTCGGTGAACGACCAGTAGTGCTCGTAGTTGCCGATGTCCGGCGACTCGTCCAGCGGTGTGGACAGCACGATGTAGCGCGCGCGGCGGGCCACCCACTCGAGGACGGTCCACGGCGCCTCGAGGTGCTCGATCGTTTCGGTGCAGATGAAGAGGTCGGTAAACGGCATCGTCAGCACCATCTCTTCGATGGGCGGATCACCCTTCCCGACGTCGGTGGCCTCGTAGCCCGCATCGTTGAACATCTTCAGTCCACGGATGAGCGTCCCGTCGCCGCACGAGTAGTCCGCCACGTTCCGGAGGTCGTGCTCGTAGATCAGGTCCTGCGCGATCTGCCTGGTCCGTTCCAGTCGGAGTGTGTGCTCCGGCCAGCGGTTGGGATCGTAGGTCGCACCGTACATCGCCTTCAGTTCGTCCGGCGTGTAGAACGGTCGAAGCTTCCTCACGGCGTCCCCCAGATGACTTGGAACATCCCGGCGGTCTCATGTCTCGCGACGCCGAAACCCGCGTTCGCGATCAGTGCGCGATAACCCGCCTGGTCCCACGCCCACGCGTGGCACTCGTCGTGCGAGTTGTAGTGCTCGGTCCACGGTGACGATGCGACGATGTGCGCGCCGCGGTTGCGGATCCGCTCGACCATGCCGTGTGGGTTGGCCAGGTGCTCGAGGCACTCCGTGATGACGTACACCTGCGCCCTGATGACCTGGTCCCAGTCATCCACGAAACTCTGAGGAAACGCGGTCACTCCACGCTCCGCCCAACCTGCGACGTTGCTTGGTTGGAAGTCATACCCGTACGCGTCGATGAGAGACGGCCACTGCTTAAGTTGCTGAAGAAGACCACCGTCACCGCAGCCTAGATCAACCACCGTCACAGGCAGATCGTAGTCCTCGCCGTTGTGATCGTCTTGCGCAACCATCACGGCCGCCTGGTGCACGAAGTTCACCGCACGCTCGAGGCGCGGTCGGTGTGTGGGTTGGTCCCAGTGTGGGGCGCGCTCACGGTGCTCGTGGAACGCGAATGTGCTGACGTGAGGTGTGTCGCCCTCAAACAGCTTGTGCTCCATGCGTCACCGCCCACCAGTTCGACACGATGCGGATGTCGTTGTCCATCATGCCCGTCTCGCGGTAGTGTGCGAACGCGGCCGCGTCACCGGCGTAGATGGCTCCCGCGTTGACGCGGCGGTAGTGCTCGTCCCACTCGGACTTGCCGGCGATCGGATGCATGTGCTCGACGATGACGTGAGGCATGAACTCGAGGATGCCCGCACCCTCACCCAGTGCCTTCCAGTAGTTGTCGAGGTACATGTGAACGAACACGCTCGGCACGATGCCGTGAAGGAGCTTGACGATCTCCGCCGGCATGACCACGTGCGTCGGAAGGTTCGCACCCTGGATGAGGTCGTCACCGTAAGCGATGTGTCCGCGCCGGGCGGCCGCCTCCATCTGGGCGTCCCAGCCAAACGTGCGTGGCCGGTGATCGTCACCCATGAAGCCGACGACGTCGGCCTTGTGAATGTTGATCGCGTGCATCGTCCCGGCGCGGAGTGCCTCGGCCATGTTCGTCGAGGGACCGACGAGGTAGTGCACCCACTGGTAGTGTCCGAACAGCCTCGTCTTGTACTCTCCGCGATCGGGGTCGGACTCGTCGATGCAGAAGAGAAGTTCGGCGATGCCTGTGCGTGTCGCCGAGAACGCGTCGATCATCGACTGGATCTGATGAGGTCGACCGCGCGTTGGCACTACGATCATCATAGCGACATTCTACACCGGGCACCGCACGGCGGTGTCATCCGATCCGGAGCAGCTCGAGCGTGCTGTGCGTCTTCATCCGGGTGTTCACGGCCTCGAGCGCCGACTGCGTCCACTGCAGCTGGAGGTTACCCGCGGTGGCGACGGTGACGACGATGCCCTCGAGGATACCGTACACGAACGTGCCGATGCCGGCGCCCGTCCGACCGATCGCGGTCGTCGCGGAGTTGGACCCAGACGCATCCAGGTTACCGACCGTGTTGTTAACCGCGGTGCCGACGGACGACACCGTCCAGGCGGGTACGGTGAACCCGGCCGGACCCAACCACTGCCACTTGATGTCGCCCGTGATGCCGCTGTCCCAGTACCAGAACCCACGCATCTTATACACGGCGCTCGCCCTCATCGGCAGCACCAGGTGCGTGTCAGACAGAAACGTGGTCGTGTTGTTCGCCGTCTGCGCCTCGGCCGTCTTCCGGGCGATGAGTGGGTTCACCTCCCACCACGCGGCCGCGGTGTCATTCCAGTACTCGAACCGCTTGAGGTTCTGCAGCCAGCAGATCTCACCCTGACCGGGTGTACCGTTGCGCGACGTGCGGTCCGCCTCGTTCGTGTACTGCTTGACCAGCTTGTCCTCGGCGACGCCGGCGAACGACGTCATGAACGCGGGCGCGTCGGCGGAGTCCGCACCCGCCGGAAGCGGTAGCTGCTGGTCCGCTGTGGTAGTGGGCATGCTTCCTCCTTATACGTCGATGCCGGTGTTGGGCAAGCTTATGCCGGTGTCATACACAACGATCCTCGGTCCGGCGCCGTCGGCGCTCGAGATTGCCAGTGTGCCCGTACCTACGATTCGTCGTGCACAGAGTAGCAGGTTAAGTGTCTGATCCTGCGGTGGTGCGTACATGCCGTCCGGCGTACCGGCGCCACCGCCGTTACCCGCATCGGTGTCGCCGATCCACAGTCCGAAGTTCGGTGAGGAACCGGCGATCGGAATCGTGCCGTCCGTCGTACCACGTATGAGTGCCTGCCACTGCATCACCTCATTGACGGTGCTACCAACGGACAGACCGGTCGACGTGATGTAGTAGCGGTGAAACGCCTTCACCTGGCAGACGCCGCGAACGACACCCACCTCCGCCGTGATGCCGGACTTCGCGGCGGATCGCTGCGCGAACATGATCATTCGCATGCCGACACCGACACCCGGTTTTGCGGCGGTCGCACCGAGGATCGTCCACGACTGGCCGTTCACCGCGATGAGCACGTTGTCACCAATAACCGGGTTGTACCCTTGGATCCACCCGACGTTCGCGCTGACATCACCACCCTGCACCTGCACGGTGGCCGTTCCCGCGATCGTGTTGAGACCGGTGATGGCGCCCTGACGCAGGTTGATGTCGGAGGCCTGCGCGGCGGTGGCGGCGGCGAGTGGCGTGGTCATGACAGTGGGCAGAGCAGTTGCATGCTGAAGTTCTGACACGCGACGAAGTTCGCCGAACCGGTACCGGAGAACTGCCACTTCAGCTGGACGATGTCACCGATGTAGAGCGGCCACACGAACGGAAACGACGTCACGGGCGAGTTGAGTGATGTGCTCAGTGTCGTCGCCGGCTTCTTGTCCGCGGCGAGTCGGTTGCCGTTCACGAAGATCGAGGCCAACCAGTTACCCAGTGTCGTGTAGCCCTGGATCTGGAAGTCGGACGGATCGATCGTGTACACACCCGGCACCGTCACAACGATGTCCGTTCCACCGACCGCGGGTGCCATGCCGGACGAGTCGTAGAAGATGCTGTCCCACGTCAGCGTCTGCTCCACACCTGCCGCCACGGACGTGCTGTGGAACGCGCCCAGACCGAGCATTGGCTTGAGTAGCATCGCCTGCCGCTCCGTGGCGATCGACGACATCGCGGTGTCGATCGCGTACATCAGGTTGGCGAACGCGTTCGGGTCGACCGGGTCACTCGCCACCGGATACGGGAACCCAAACACGGGTGTCGAACCGGGCATCACACCACCTCGATCTGATCGGAGCTGCTGACCTTGTACGTCCACACGATCAGGTCGCCCGGGTTGATCTGAACGGTCGACGACGAGTTCGAGTGCGTGAACGTGCCGGCCCAGTGCCAGTTCTGGGTATCGTCGCCGATCGTGAATACACCCTGCCAGCACGTCCACTGGTTCGCCACGGTGTCCGCCGTGACGAGTGACCGGTCCATCCTCGCGACGATCAGCTGTCCGCCCTGCGGCGTGTCCTTGTACACCGCGGCCTGCATCTTCCGCTCGGTACCGAAGCTGACCGCGCCGGTCTCGCTGTACCTGACCGCGACGCCGACGACCCACTCACCGGGTTCATTCCAGCAGATGTTACCCTGCCCGATGCTCGGTGGGAACACGGGCGCGCCGACGAACTGCTGGAACTGCACCCCGTAGTTCGCGAACACCAGCTCAGACGAGTCGAGGCTCAGGTTCGCAAACCCACTGTTGCTGATCGGCCCGACCGTCGACGACTCCCGCCAGACGGCACACTGAGCTCGCGCCGCACTGCGGATCGCGGTTCGTTCGATGAGTAGCCGCGCCTCCACCGCCTCGGCGAGACGCTGCATGTAGAGTGCGAGTGATGCCTGGTCGGTGCCGTCGGGGCAGGGCAGACCGAACGTGGGATCTAGGTTCACGGAGGGTCCCTTCGCCAGTACACCGCGAGTCGCGCGGCCGTCACCGAGTTGACCGTCGTCGTGTTACCGTCGAAGAACATTCCGTAGCCGGGCACCCGCACGTCGGTGACGGACACCGCGTCGAACACGAGCAAGACGTTCGTCTTAAAGTACACCGGCGATCCGCCGACGAGGTAGCCATCCTGCGCGAGAGCGCTGAAGTGTCCACCACCGGTGCCAAACAGGTTTGCCGCGGAGAACCCGGTCATGACGTAGAACTGCACCTCTTCGTTGAAGTTGCCGGCACCGAGCGCGGCCCACGCGACGACCTCATACACACCCGGCCGCGTCGGACGGATGAACTGGTTCGAGCGGTCGAAGTCGATCATCCGGTCGTTGTCGAACTCGATCGTATCGAACGGCAGTGCGAGTAGGGCGGAGGCCGGATTCAGCGCGGGCAACGATACGGGTGTTGCCAGTGACATGATGGCACACGGTCGCGCCGGCTGGGTACGAGCTATGACGGCTTCGTTCACGTTCATTTCGGCAACGATGAGATCACGCGCGGCGCAGAACGAGATGTCCACGTCACACGGTCGATCGGACGCGACCTGGAAGGGCAGACCGTACGAGGGTGTGCCGAACTGGATCTTCGCTGGTGTGGCGATGTTCGTCGTGTTCACCGTCCACGCGCGACCCGCGGTGTCGGTGAAGCTCGTCGTCCCGGTTGGCTGCAGCCAGAACACCGGGTTGGCGACCACGGTACCGTCGATGCCGTTGCGTACCTCCACGGCGTGAATCGTCCCGGTGGACAGGTCGCCGCCGAAAACGAACAGCCCGACGTCGAGTGCTGCCGTCGAGTTGAAGATCGACGTCGTGCCACCCGTCGTAACAACGGCGCCCAGCTGGGTCCACGGCCCCGCCAGTGACGGTGCGGTGAAGAACGTCACGGACTTGCCGGCCGCGCCGTTGTCCACGTCGAGCGTCGCACGCACGGCCAAGCGGGCCTGCGTCGGTGCGAGGTACGATGACGGTGAGAACGCGCCCGGCTTCTGCATCACTGGCACCGGCACGGTCGATGTGGCCGACAGCGTCGCGGTTCCGTTGGCTGACCAGATTAGCGTCAAGAACCCAGTGTTCGTCACCTCGAGCAGGTACGACTGCTGCGTGGTAGGCGCCCACTTACCGACCAGTGCCTGCCAGAACAGCGATGTCGTCCACGCGGCCAGTGTGACATCGGCGCGGATGTCGATGTCGCCCACGATGTCCAGCGCCGCGTTGTCCGGTGTCGACGCCCAGTTGCCCGCCACTCCCGGCAGGTAGAGACCTGAGAGTGTCATATGCTGGCGCCTCCTACGTCGGCGAGGATGTCGATGACCTGCGCGCGGCAGTTGACCTGCATCGTGCCGCTAACGTCCATGGGGATGGTGAACGATGCGATACACTGGACGATGCCCGTGCGACCACGTACCGCCAGTCCGATCGTATCACCGAGTTCCAGTGATGCGTCCGGAACGATGTTCAACGTCCACGCCTCGGTGAGAGCCTTCAGCCGCTTAAGTAGCTGACGAGCGGCGGTGTTGGCCTGGTCGTTGGTGGTCGGGGTGTTGAGCTGGACCAGCTTGGAGCGTCGTCCGAATGGCCCGAGCACGTATGTCGGGCTGGCCGTATTGGTATCCGACTGAGTGGCAAAGGCGGGTGTCTGCCCGTCACTCCGTTCTCCCACGACCGTCACTGAGTTGATCACTCCGGCCCGTGACCGTGCGACGGACGAGCCGAGAACCGTGCCGCCACTTCCGTCCTTCAGTGTGACGATCGGCGCGGTCTTAAGTGTCCACGGATACTTGCGAACGACGAAGTCTCCGTTCGCGAGTGGGTACCAGAACGAGCTGATCGCGGTGGCCATCTCATCCAGTGCGCGACCGGCGTCGAACTCCCACGTCAGTGCGGGTACGAGAACGTCGGTCTCATCGGACGTTCCGAACGTGGCGGTGCTCAGGCGATCCCTGATGACACGCTGGATCTCCGTGACGACGTTGTTCCCCTTCTGACTGCTCGTCGGGATCTCGAACCCGTTCGCGACGACCTCATCCGCGTGATCGTCGGCGGTGATGGCGCAGTTGCCGGCATCATCGAGTCGTGCGGTCGAGAGCTTACCCTCGAACGTCTGCCACTCCACGTAGCTGCCGTCACCGAAGTCCACACCGCGGAACGCCTTGAGGTCGGTGCCCGACTCGGAGAGGAGCGCGTCGTCGGTGGTCGGGTAGAGATCCTCGTGAACGTTGAACGATAGCTGCCGCGTGACGCGTGACTGCAGCGTCGCGTTCACCTGGCCACCGGAGTAGACGAGGCCGGGCGCACCCACGCTGAGTGACGCCGGTACGAGCGTGTCTTGTCGCACACCGCCCTTCCACACCTCGATCCGCAACCGCGGTCGGTGCGGTGCGGCCAGCGTGTTGCGGTAGAGACCGTCGAGTCCGCCCGTCAGCATTACGTTCCCGTCCTGATCTGGTTCCACGTCTTCGCCGCGACGGCGGTCCAGTTGGCGAACCCGGCCTTGACGCTGTTCCACGTCGCGGTCTCGACGAAGCCCGATCCCGCCTTCCCCCGCTCGAGGTCCCACCACGACAGTGCGGAGCCGGACACCGCCAGCCACGACGGGTACACGGCGCACAGGTCGTCGATGCGCGAGCCGCACACACCCTGGGCCGGACCGATCGGTCGGTCCACCGCCGTGCTCGGAATCGTCACATCCCGGTTCTGCTTGCGGTGATCCTGGTAGAGCCTCGTCACCGACACGTCGTGCGCCTGGAAGTAGCGCGTCGGAACGCCGTACGCCGTGGGTGCGGTGAACTGATACGGGCTGCCCGGTTGGAGAAGAGTCAGCACCGCGTCGCGGTCGGTGAACCGTCGCGTGAGAAGCGTCAGCGTCGTGTCAACGTCGCGCCGTGTGCGCGTGATCGGGATTCCGCGTCGCGCGTTCGTCGGTAGGAACATCCCCGCGTTCGCCGCGTAGTTCTCATCGGCGAACGACTGCCAGTACACCGCAGACGTGGTGTCGCAGGCGGGCTTAGGCAGGATCTTACCGACGATGACTCGCACATCGTTGCACGGCCGAAGCGGATCGCGCAGCCACATCCCGTTCAGTGAGTTGAGCGTGAACGGGCCACCGGTGATCGTGGGTCCGCCGAGGTTGAGCAACACGGTGTACGTGAACGGCGTGTCGACCGGTGCCTCGGTGTCGAAGAACACGGCCTGGCCGTCGGAGAGGTGCTGCCACTCACCCAGTGTGTCACAACCCCACACGTGCGTTCGCAGCGGTGAGGAGTCGTTGCTGCGGATCACCTGCGCGCAGGTGGCGTTGGTGTCGGCCGCATCCACCTCGACGCGGAGATGTCCGAGGCTGTCCTGGTTGATGACCGTGAGTGTCGACATCATGCCACCTTGGGTCCACGTGCGATGTCATTGACGACGTCCTGCATCTTCGCGTTCACCCGCACATCGACGATGTCGGTGATCTCCCGGTCGCCGACGTACACGTGAACCTCGAAGTGCATCGCGGGTGTCGCGAGACCGCCGGCCTGCGCCTGCCCCATCCCCGCCTGATCGAGTAGCTGGGCGGCGCGCTGCGGCTTGTTGATCGGAACGACGACCTCGGGTCCGGCCTCGCCGATGACAGCGAGCGTCGGCTTCGTGACGAGCGCGCCCTGGGCGAGGGTCGGCAGTCGGGGAAGCGTCACGCCGGGCAGCGCGTCGTCCACCTTGTCGATGCCGGCGTTGATGCCCTTGATGACGGCGTTGACGCGACCCTTGAGCCAGTCGAGTATGCCACTGCCGACGGACGATCCGAAGGACGACAGCTTGTCCGGGAGATGCACGAAGAAGTCGACGATGTTGCTCACGGCCTTGCCCGCGTTGTCACCGAGCTTCTTCCACTGATCGGCGAAGAAGTCACTGATGAGGTGCCACCCCGCGACGAGACCGTCGACGATGTTCTGCGGGAGGTTGGTGAAGAACGAGATGACGTCGTCGATGTGGTCGGTCCACAGCTTCTTGAGGTCGGTCCACATGTCACTGAAGAACTTGCCGAGCATCGACGGGAGGTTGATAATGCCCTGAATGAGAAGCTGCGGGAAGGCGATGAACGCGGCGATAACGAGGCCGATGCCAACGCCGATCGCCGTGAGTGCCAGGTCAAGCATCTTACCGAGGAGCGACGGGATCTCCTTGATGCCCTTCCAGATGTTGCCCGGGAGATCCTCGAAGAACTTGCCGATCCCCTTGAAGAACCCGCCCACCTTCTTGAAGAAGTCCTCGATCGCCTTGCCGACCTTGTTCCAGTCGATCTTCTGAAGACCCTTCGCCAGCTCGGCGAGTGGCTTTGCGAGAAGACTGATCGCGGCGGCGAGAAGCCGAATGATCGGTGCGATCGCCTCGATGGTGAACCACTGCAGGAACACCGCCGCGGCCTTGATGAACGGTTCGAGGAGCTGGATGACGGCGGCGGCGAGTTCACCGAGCGACGGGATGAGCGGGAGAAGTGCGAGGATCAGCTGAACGAACACGGGCGCGAGATCGGCGATGATCGGCGCGAGCTGCTGCAAGACCGGAACGAATGCCTTCGCGAATGCGACGGCGACCTGACCGATGACGGGCCACAGCGGCTTGAGCGCGTCGAAGATCTCGCCGAACGCCTCGCCCAGTGCGCTGATCGCGCCGCTGTCACTCATCACCTTGAAGAGGGTCTCGAACCCCTCGAGCAGCGGCTTGAGGACCGGAACGAGCGACTGCACCAGCACACTGAGGATCGGACCGAAGCTGGCGATGATGTTGCCGAGGAGCGGCGCGATCTCCTTGAGTGCGTCACCGATGATCGGCGTGATCTTTGTCAGCGAGTCCTTGATGGCGGGAATGGCCGGCGCGAACGCATCGGCCAGGGCCTGACCCACCGTGTCTTGGAATGTGGAGAACACGCCGAGGAGCGTCTGACTCTGCTTCTCCATCGCGCCCGCCGCACCCGGGAACTCCTTCATCCCGGCGAGGAGAGCCTGCACACCCTCCGACGCGGAGATGGACCCAGACGACACCATCTGCATCGCCTCGGCGGTCGTTACGCCGAGCTGCTTCGCGATGGCCTGGATGGGAGAGAAGCCCGGGATGGCATCGGCGATCTGGTTGAGGTTGTCCAGCGTGACCTTACTCGCCGAACCGATCTGGCCGATGGCGAGTGAGATGCGGGAGAACGCCTCTCCGCTACCTCCCGTCACGGAGATGACGTTGCCGATCGTCGTGAGGTAGTCCTCGAGGCCGGCCTTCGTCAGACCGACCGAGTCCTTGAACGCGAGGAACCGCTTCGCCGCGGCGGCGACGTCGGGGAAGGTGAACGGTGTGACGGCCGCGAACTGCTGCAGGTCACGGAACGTCTTCTCACCCTCCTCGGCCGAACCGAGGAGTGACGCGAAGCTGATCTTCGTCTGCTCGAGCGACGCGGCCGACTTGAGGCCCATCGCGGACAGCGCGCCCAGGCCGGCGACCGCCGCGGTGCCCACACCGAGAAGTGCGGTCGAACCGGCGATACTGAGGAGTGAGAACGAGCCCTTGACCTTCGCCGCGGTCGCCTCACCGTCGCGCGCGATCTGGTCGAAGTTCCGACTGGCCGCGTGCTGCAGCTCGTTGAACGACGTCTCCGCCGACTCGTTTCCGAGTGAGAAGCTCTCGTCAACGAGAAGTGCCGCACGCTGGGCGACGCGCACGAGCTGATTGAAGTCGATGTCGCCCGAGCGCGCGATCTCGTTGAACGTCTGCTCGATGTCGCGCTCGACCTCGTCAAACGAGTGGGAGACGTCGGCCGCCGTCCGGTCGACCGTCTTCTCCACGTGCTGCATCGCGGTGTTGACTTGGCGTGTGACCGCGGCGTCGAATCCGCTGAAGTCGGGCAGGAACTCGATGTACGCGGTGTCAACCCGCTTCGGCACGACTGCCTCCCGGCGCGTACATCATGCCCGCGGCCATCGACGACTCGAATGCTTCCTCATCGCCGTGCCACCATGCCGGGGCGTACAGGTCTTCCTCCGGGATGGGCGGACCCATGGTCCGGAAGGGCCCAGTGAGTTCGTGGAACAGTTGTGTCTGCTTCTCGCCGGACTCGTTCTCCAACATCATGTGCATCGCGATGTTAAAGACTCGCGCGGCCTTCAGCGTCAGGACATCGATGCCTCGTCCGAGGAGGATTCCGTCGAACTGGTGTCGGCAGCCTCGGAGCCATCTTCCGATTCTGACGACGGCTGGGTAGGGCGGAGCCCATACACCTCCATCAGCCACGGCAAGATGTTCGTGATGTGCCGCATGCCGATGGGTGAGGGGTTGGGTTCGTCCTCGGTGCCGACACGCATCCGGGTGCGTAGCTTCGCGGCCTGCTCCGGAGGCATGATGCCGTCGAAGAAGTCCTTCAGCTTATCCATCTGCGCCTTGCGGTCATCACCGCCGAGGTTGAGTCCGGAGAGTTCGACGAGTGCGTCGAGCGGAATCTCCGGGTAGCACTCGAAGTCGTCGGGTGCGATGCGGAAGGTCACCGGCTCCGGTGACAGTGAAAAGTCCTTGAACCTTACGATGTCCGTCACGATGCTGACTCTATCGGGTCGCGGAGAGGAGTTGACACTCTTCTATCCCTTGGCCGCGTCGATGGCGTCGGCGAGGAAGCGGTTCGGCCTCATGCCACGCACACGCTTAGCGAAGATGCGTCCACCACTTTTCGGTTTCCACGAGAGGAACTTCTTGGTCTTGGGGTAGATGTACGTTCCCTTAGGACCGTAGATGCCCGTGCCGTCGTGCACGTATACGGCGTAGAAGACGTTCGTCCCGACGCGAACCGAGATCTTCCCACCCTGCGAGACGAGCTGCGTGTTGATGCTCGAGCGGAGGAGGCCCGTGTCGACGCGACGAGGTGCGCGCTCGAGGTTCTGCTTCGCCTTCGCCTCGACCTTCTTCCCACGCCGGAAGAGGTCCTTCGCGACACCGCCCTGCGGCGACATGAGGATCGCGTGCAGGGCGGTCGTGTCGACGTGGTGACGGATCCGCGTCGTCACGTGCACCCGCAGTTCTGCGGAGTGCCGATCAGGATCTGCAGTGTCGTCTCGAGGCAGTTGCCTCCTGGCCCGTTAACCTCCTGGGCCATGATCTCGTATGCTGCGATGGCATTCTGGTTGTACTGGTTCTCGAGGCAGCACACGATGCCGCGTCGCATCTGGCTCATGTCCTTGTTGAGCTGAATGGCGGCGGTCGTCAGTGCGGTGACATCGGGTGGGTTGCCGTTCGCATCCATACCCGGGATGCAGCGGGCGAGTGACAGCGTGTACACGGTGACGAGCCACGGCTGACCACACTCGGCCTCGTGGTTGACCTCCTCGACGGGGAAGTTCATCGACGGGTAGCGTCGGTCTTCCTTGATGACGAGCTGGCCGCACTGGCACTCGTCCCACGCGATGTCGCCGAGGATGACACCCTTACGGTTGATCGTGAGGTCGCCCGTGTGGTCGATCGCGGCGTACGCGCAGTCGAGGAGCGTCTGCATGATGCCCGTAACCTGGTCCGGCCCGGTGACGGGTGACGAGCACGGGCAGAACGAACAGTCGGGGCACGGCGGACACGTGGCGGTCTCGACGAACTCGAGATCCACACCGAACAGGTCTTGACCCGGACCGCCCGGAAACGCGGGTGCGGGACCGTTCGTGAAACGGCCCGTGAAGCGCGGTGCGGTGAGGTCGCCGTTGAAGATGTGCTGCGCGCCCAGGCCACTGGTGAACGCGATGGTTCCGCCACTCTGCCAGGTCGATGCGGTGTAGAGCCGACCGGGCGTGAGGTGGGGCGGTGAGCCGAATCCCACGAGGTTCCACGCGTTCGGCGTGAGCGCACCGCTCACCTGCGTGGCGATGACCGTCTGCAGCTGCGTGTCGTAGAGCGTAGCGGTGACGGTGGCCGGTCCGCCGGCCGCGGGCTGAAACCACCAGATGCCGATGCAGTCACCCGTGTGCTGGGCGGTGAAGTCGACACCCGCGTTCGTCGCGCCACCCGCACCGCCTGACGACGTGGGTGGGACGTTGTTGAAGATGTTGCTCACGACGGACGCCACTGCCGGTTGTCGACGTTGATCGCCTGTGCACGCGCAGCGATGCCCTGCGGGTTGAACGTCGAGATGAAGAGGTCGCAGAAGTAGAGACCGATCTTCCCGTCGGCGAACACCTGGTTCGGATCGAGGAAGGTCAGCGACACGCCCTGGCGCACGAGCTGCTGCACCGGCTGCGGAAGCTTACACGCCGCACCCGTGCAGGCCAACCCGAACTGCTCGACGAGTTCACCCAGTGCGAGACGACCCATGTCCGGCACGGTGACACCGAAGTTCGCCGTGATGCTCCACGTCCCGACCTGCGAGTCGTCCTTATTGAGGTCGTTGCACAGCGGCCACGGGTTGCCGTCCGTGCGCAGGAGCGACCGGTCGTTGTAGAGCTTGTACTTGGACGGGTCGAGCACGGCGCCGTCGACCTTCACCGACGTGATCGTGTTGACCGGCATCGGGAGGAGCGCCTCGTAGATGATGCTGCACGAGCAGTTGCCCGGACATCCTCCGCAGCCCAGATTGAACCACGCACCGTTGTACTGGTACGGCCACGGATAGCCGCGTGCGCCGACGTCCCACCACTGGGCTCCCCACGGCCACACACCACCCCAGCAGTCCTTGCGACACGGCCGGAGCGTGTTGTCGCAGAAGCCGAACTGTCGACCCGACTTCGCCCAGAGGACCTCCGTCGCGGCACCTACGAAGGTGCCGGTGACGGCGGCCACACTGGGCGATATCGTGCCGCACCAGATCGGCGACCACGGCGCGCATGGGCCGTACGATGGCGACGTCATGCGACCATTCTACCTTACGTGATCGGTGTGGCTCCGCAGTTCGACGGGATGGTCGGCGGTGCGACGGTTGTGATGTTCCACAGGTAGTGTTCACCGTCCACGAAGGTCGGTGCCCACGGACCGAGAGAGCCCGGACCGTCACCCCACTGCAACCCGACGTTGTCCGTGAGGGCAACGTACTGCATCGTGAGACCCGCGTTCTCGATGGTGCTCGATCCGATCTTCGCGTCACCCACGTTCGGGAACGCCCAGTACACGTACTTCTGGGCGCCCGTGATGGGGTCACAGGCGCCACGGCCCGTGACGTTCTGCCAGACCTCGAGGGCCCAGCGCGCGGAGACCACACCCTCCGAGTACGCGGCACCCGTGCCGGTCACGGGCGCGCCGGTTCCGAGAAGTCGGGCACCCGTGACGATCTGCGCGATGGACGGGCAGACGCCGCAGAGCAGGATGGTGAGCTGCGCGGACGTGAACTCGTTCGGATCGTTGTCGTTGACGCAGAGCGAGCCGTCGGCGAGCTTCTGGCGAAGCTTCTCTCCGTCCTCGTACTGCGGCTCGATCTGAACCGAGATGAATCCCTTCGTGATCACCTGCAGGCCACTGGCACCGGTGATCGGGTTGCCACAGACGTCGACCTGGATGAACCGGGCGACGCGGCCCTTGATGGGAACGGCACTCTGGTCCGCCATGTCTACTCCTATGACTGAATCTGTGCGGTACCCGGCAGGCCGGCCTGCTCACCGCCGAGAGTCACGAGGACCGCGATGAGGCAGCACGTCCAGCCGAGGAGGTACGTCTGCTCGGCGATGACCTTGTACGTGTTCACACCGCGATCGAACGCCTCGGCACCCGCGTACGCCCGAGGCGTTCCGCGTATGCCGAAGATCGGCGTCGTAGCCCAGATCCACCCGGAGCCGGCGGGTGCGGTGGTCCCGCCCGGCCCCTTCGTCTCGTCGTACCCCGAACCGAGCACGACCTTGTTACCCTCATACGTGCGGAGGTATGTGCCGTCCTTATAGCACAGGTTCCTCGCCGCGAACGCGGATGCGAGTCGGAGCGGTACGTGGATGACACCCGTGCCGTCCCAGCACAGACCCAGTGCCTTCTCGAGGAGACCCAGGCCCTCCGTCACGTCGACGGGAGTGCCGGAGATGATCGTCGAGGCGGGCTGCAGCAGGATGCGACCGTCGCTCGCGAAGATCGGACCGGTGCTGATGAGGTTCGGGTAGTTCAGCGGTCCCGCACCACCCGTGACCTGCACACTGCCCGTCTGGAAGGTGCGCTCTACCTGCATCGGGCCGGAGTTGGTCAGCGCGCGTAGTGCACGCTGCTCGGCGACGTCCCACCAGTTGGCGTCGGGCGTGCAGTCGATCTCGTCGTACACGGTGAACGCGCGAGCGCCGCGAACGAGTCGCGACCACGAGCGGACCTTCGCCGGGATCGGGCTGGGTGCGCCCGAGATGCACTCCATGATCGTAACCGCGACCTCGGTGCAGTCCGCGTCGTACTGGACCCCGCCCTGCCAGTGAGCAGAGCCGGGGATCCAGTTGACGACGGACGTGAGACCGTACCGTCCCGGCTCGAAGAGGTCCGGAACGGTGAGGGTGTCGTAAACCTCCACCGCTCAGTTCCCCTTCGTTACGGCAGGCAGGCGGTGAGGTCGGCCGCGCCGACGGTGCCGTCGCTGCAGATGGCGATCGTGCCGAGTCGAGACTCATGCCCGACCTTCGCGATGAGCCAGCACTGCTCCATCCAGGCGCCCGTGTGGTCGTTCGTCTGGTTGAGCACGGAGTCGCGAACGACGCCGAGGTTGAGCTGCAGGCCCGTGCCGAGGACGAACGTGCCGGCCGCGTACATGAGGAACTGCACGGTGGTCGGCCAGACGACCGGCGGCGTCGCGTTACCCGGCTGGCCCGAACCGCCGACCTGCCAGTCGGTCACCCACTGGACGCGGATGTCGAGCAGGTCGAACATGTTCATCAGCGTGCCGTCGACGACGGTGAGGAACTCGACACCGACGCCCATCCGCTTGCGCAGGTCGGACCGCATCGCGCCCTTGAGCCAGCGCGGGAGCACGACCTCGAGGACCGCGTTCTCGCACATGCGGTACTTCTCGCGGTAGTCGATGGCGCACAGCTCGAGGGCACCAAGCACGGGGGCGACGAGGCCGGAACCGGCCGAGCCGTAGCCCGTGATGGCGGTCGAGACGGTCGGATCGATCAGCGTGTTGATGCGGAGCGTGTTGAGACGGTGCGTGAAGCCCGCGTTCGTCAGCCGCATGTGGTTCGCGATCAGCTCCGGGAACGCGTCCTCCATCAGGTTGCCGACGGTCACGCAGAGACCGTCGCAGTGGAGACGCTGCTCGTTGAAGCTCGGGCACGGGACCCGGAAGCAGGTCTTCGTGCCGGACTGGGCGGTGCCCGTCGCGGCGGCGATGTCCTGCGTCTCGTTCCATGCGAAGAAGTTGTTGACGATGTCGCCGTACGACGCCGAGGTGGGGAAGCGGATGCCGCCCCGGTTGATACCCACCGTCGGGAGGTCGAGGATGCCGTCCTCACAGACGATGTTGTAGAAGTCGTACGAGATCTCGGACGGCGCGCACCAGCCGCCGGCGGCGACGAGAGCGTCGACGTCGGTCGCGGCGGTAAGGACCTCGTTGATCTCGTCCGGCGTCGCCATCATGTCCAGCGTGAACCGCGGGTTCATCTGGAGCGAGGCGACGGGGTACCACGGCGCGTCGAGTCCGCGAGCGGTGACGGGCAGTGACCGAGCCCGGCCGGTCATGGCCGCGACGAGCGCGTCCATGTCCTTCAGGATCGAACCCTGCGCGATGTTCGGGATCTCGGCGGAGGCGACGAGCACTTGCTCACGCCGACGAGGCGCGGTGGCGACGGTGTTGCCGCGCTGGTTCGCCTTGATGTCGGCCAGCGTCGGGTTCAGCTTGCGGTCCGCCTGGCGGATCGGCCGGCCGTCGAGTACGGCGGCGACGAGGCCGTCGGCCTTCGGCTCGGTCCGGAGACCGTTGCCAGCTACCACGGCCACCGGTTCCGATGCCGCCGGGACGGGAGCAGATGGGTCCGAAACGGGATCCGTCTCCGGCTCCGGCTCCGGCTCGGTCTGCGGGTGCACCCGGTCGCGCAGGGCCTGCGCGGCGGCGTCGCGCTCGGCCGCGAGCTCGGTCCGACGAGTACCCTCGGCGCGCGTGGCGTCGAGGATGTCGGCCAGCTCGGTCGCGCGAGCGAGGCGGGCGTCCGGGTCACCGTCGGTCGAGTCGATCTGCTCGTCGAACTCGGCGGTGGCGTCTTCGGTGAGCTTGGCCAACTGCTCATCACTCAGCGTCGTGAGGTCAGAGGGCAGCGTGACCTGGGACTTCTTCTTGTCCACGATACCTCGCTACGTGTTGATGATCAGCCGGCCCGAGGATAGTGTATCAGGCCGCACTGTGATGAGATCTTGTGCTACGACGCCGCGTTGGCGAGAGCGGCCGCGGCGCTCTGCTCCGCTTGTGCGCGGAGAGCCTCACGCCGTTCGTCGGCCCGCGCTTGGGCGGCCGCGACGAGCTCCTCGGGAGTCATCACGGCCGCGTTGGAGGTGAGTGATCCACCCGCTGGGTTACCCTGGCATCCGCACATTCAGTTTCCCCTTACTCGTAGACGCAGCTCGCGCATGCGCGACTCTGCGTCTCGGCCCATGGACTTGGCGAGTCGACGAAGTGCGGCCTCCGCACCCGGACGCGCCACCACCCTCCGGCCCTGCGGGACCATGCCCGCGGCGACCAGAGACAACTGCTTCTCGTGTGAGACGAACGTGCTGAGTCGCGGCACCGGGAAGCCCGGGTGGTTGACCGCGAGGAACGCGACCAACCGCAGCGCGCCACCGATCCGACGCCAGTCACCGGAGAGCTGTCCCGCCGCGCGAAGTGCGTCGACCTTCGCCATCGACGTACCCGGACGAATGGCACCCGCGACCCAGATGCCGAAGTCGTCCTCGCCCGACACGACGTTCGCGACTTGCGTTCCCGTGTTGTCATAGTGCTCGACCGCCTGCTGGGCGGTGAGGCCGCGCGTGGATGCGTGACCGGTGCCCAATGTGATCGTGCCGACGGCGATGCGTCCGCCCTCCGCGGTGACCAACTCGCCGGTGCGGTAGTACACGTGCTGACCACCCGGCTCGGCCGGTGGCGTGACGCACGCGTTCGCGAAGCCGGTGTGGCACGTGTTCCACTCCGCGCCGTGACCGAAGATCTGACCCTCGTCGGTGATCGTCAGTGGTGTCAGCTCGGTGAAGTGCGGGTCGAGGAACCACTCGACCGGTGGGCGGTCGGGGAAGTCAGGCCCAGCGGATGCGACCAGCACCGTGCCGTCCTCGAACGGCGGCGGGATCAGACCCGCCGCGCGGAGGTGACTGGCGAGGTGTGCGTACGCAGCCTCGCGCTCGGCCGGCGACAGGTTCGCGGCCCGACCCGCATTGATCGTCCGGATGCCGGCCGAACACGCCGTGAGGTTGGCCACGCCGATGTCGCCACCGTCCGCGACCTCGTGGTGAAGGAACCGCGCGGAGGTGTGCAGAACGTCTGCTCCATCGTTGTGGACGTGTGCGAACGCCCTCCGCGCGGTGTCTGTGGTCATGCGTGCCGGAAGCCGGTGCTCGTGCGCCGGTCCGTTCCACGCACGATCGCTGAGCACGCCGAAGTGCGCGGACATCGTTGCGACCGGTCCGGCGGTCTGCGGCTGACCCATGTCGGGAAGCCACAGCTGCGCCTCGACGAACGCGGCGGTGTCGACGAGTGTCGTCGCGCGGATCCGGCCGGCGTGGAAGACCATCAGCTCGGGAGCCGGACCGAAGAGACCGTCGAGACCGTTCGGGTCGGGTGCGTCCTCGGAGTACACGTACTCGATGTCCGACTCGGAGATGTCGTCCGGGTCGATGCTCAGGCCCTTGAGGAACTGACCCTGCACGAGGCGAAGTGCCTCGGCGCCGTTCACTCCCTGGTCGTCGAAGACGCCGTCACCCATGATCTGAAGCGGGTTGTCCGGGTTGCGGTAGATGTTGTCGATGCGGCCGACGAGGACGGTCTTCGTGGTCGGCATGCCACCGTGACTGTCCTCGATGTTCCACCGCAGCGGCAGTGGCGTGTCGGCCCACGTCAGTGAGTTGGCGGCGAACTGCCGGCCGTCACCGGTCGGCACACCCTCGACGGCGAGGATGCCCTCCCACCGGGTGCCGTTCATCAGTGGCAGCGCCGGCTCGGCGTAGCCCTCGCCCGTCACGGGCGCGGACGTCGGCGCGAACGTAACCGGTGTCGTCATCGCGTCTCCCTCTCGAGCGTAGAGCGCGGCCATCTGCGCCTCGGCGTCGGACTTCGTTGCGTGACAGCCCATGACGTGACCGTCACTGTCCTTGATGCAGGCCCAGGGTTTACTGCTTGGGCACTGACTGCTCTTCGCCACGTG